GCTGGGGCCGACGCGTCCTGCTACGACGTCACCATCGGGTCCGAGGACGAAGGGGTGGACGAACGCTCCTGGGCGACCGCCTTCTCCTTCTCGGTGATGGTCTGCCTCGCCCCCTGATAGTTATTCCAAACAGGGCAAAGACAAATGGCCGCCGTATCTACTGGAACCACCTGCCTCTTCGGCATCAATGGCACCGTCTCGAACCTTTTCGTGCAGTCTTACTCGGTGAATGCCACCTTCAACCTGTCGAACACGGTGGCTGATGAGACTGGCCTGACCAAGACCGCCCGCTACGACGACCGCAAGACCGAGATCACCGTGGACGGCATCTGCAAGACCTCGACCATGCCGACCATTGGTGACTCCTTCTCCTTCACCATCAACGCCGACACGGCCTACCCGAGCGGGTCTAAATCCACCTCCTACGTCGGCACCATTACGGGCGTCTCCCAGAAGGGTTCCAACAAGGACTTCACTTCGGTCACAATCACGGCGGTCGACTACGAAGGCGTCACGCCCTAATTGACCCAGCGGACGGCAGGGGCATAGTCCAGGAATGGACGACCGCTTCCTGAACGCCTTCATCGACCCGGCTCCCTTCAAGTTGCTGGGTCGTTCGCTTTATCCGTGGTGCCTTAAATACCGCGTAAGGCTGATGGCCTTCAAGTCCCCGCTGATTATGGGCGAAGGCATGGTCTCCCCCGCCGACCTTGTCTTTGCCTGCAAGGTATGCGCCGAGGAACCACTTGGGGAGATTACTTGGCGGGACAAAATACGCATTTCAATGCTCAACCATAATCCAGTAAGGTTTGAGCAGATGCTCAAGGCATTTGCCGGGTATGTTTTAATCCATGACTGGCCCAAGTTCTGGGAACAGGACAACAGTAAGAGCGGAGGCAACAAGGGCGTCCCTTGGCCCCTCGCCATCGTCGCCAATCTCATCGCCTCGGGCATCGAGGAGAAGCGGGCATGGGAGATGCCGGAATGCCAAGCCATCTGGCTTAACTCAGCCCTAGCCATCCGCAAGGGTGCCGAGGTGGCAATCATGACACCCGAGGAGGAAGCCTTCATGGCATCGGAGGAGGCCGCGTCCGCTTCCAATCCTGCAAAGGAGAAGACCGACTAACATGGCCCAATCCCTGGAACTCAACATCAAGACGACCTCCGACGTCCCGCAGGCCATGGACAAGGCCAAGTCGGCGACCTCTTCCTTCGAAAAGCAGATTGGTGACATAGGCAAGAAGTTTGGCACCTCATTCAAGGACATCTTCCTGTCCTTCCTTGGTCCGATGGCTATCCTCAGCACCGTCCTTGGGCTGATTGGTAAGATGATCGCGGAAAATCAGAGAAAGCGAGATGAGGCACACCAAGCCGCCCTTAACGACACTAACGAGCTGATGTCCGCAGAGGATAGGTATTATGAGAAAAGGAAAGCCAACGAAAAAAAGGCCAAGGAAACAAAAGAAGAAGCTAAATTGACCCGCGAGGAAGTCACAAGTGACTTTTTATTGAAAGACCCAAGAGGTAAACAATTAGTGCAGGAAAAAATTGATGAGTATCCCGGCGAAAAGAACTGGTTCAATGATGCGATGGAAAAGGAGAATAACAAATTAAAGAACGATATCACACTTGGTTATTACCGAAGCATGGTGCGCGGTGATATGTCCAAGGACAAGAATGTTCAAGACACCGTGCAGGCTATCATTGCTAAAGACGCTGCTGAAGAGGCTAAGAAGAACCCACCACCACCCACCGGGCCGACCTCATTCAAGACCCCCGAAGGCTTTGGCAATATCGTCGGAGTCGGCGCAAACCCTGTCATGGAAGCCATGACCGCCCAGCTCGAAGAGTCCCGAAAGCAGACAGCACTACTTGAAAATATCAGCCGCGGATCTGGTGGCGGCGTCCCAACCGACTTCACGAAATCCACCTCACCCTCCCGCGCTGCCTTGCTCAAGGGCGGCAACTAATTTCCCATGGCTATCGTAAACACCGGCAACGACCTCGTCGCACCGATCCTGCAATCCGGCTGGACGGTCGTCTCGGACGGCTTCGGCCTGCACACCTCGGTCAGCGTCTACAAGGCCGACACGACCTCCGCCCTCACGGCCTTCCTAGTCAAGGGGACGGCCCACCCCGACCCGTCCTACACCTACCTTAAAATTGACAAGTGGCGCATCAGCTGGGACGCCCTGGATATCGCCACCGTCACGGTGGACTACGTCGGCATCGACCCGTCCGTCAACAGCGGCGTCCGCACGAACCCGAACACCTCCGCGGCAAACGGCCTGACGAGCGAACCCATCACCTCGCACCCGAACTTCTTCACGGCTGACCCTCTTTTCTCTGGCGTCATCGCCGGGGCTGGTCCGTACACGCAAAGCAGCCTTGGCCCAATCGTCAAAACCAAGACGGCACCCATCAAGGACACGCAGTCCTACATCGGTTCCAATGGGTCATGCTTTGAGTCTCAGAACGGCGGTCGCTTCATCGGCTTCGTCGACCCATCGTTCCCCAGCCTCTACGGCAAGACCAATTATCTCGCGTCCACGACCTCCTACTCCGGCGTCATTTACTCGACGACCCTTGCGGACGTCCAAGCCCTCTTGGCCCTGCTCAATACGGCAACCGCGACGACCTCATGGGGGGCTGCGTTTCAATTGCTTCCTGCATGGGCGCCCATCGGCACGGTCGCTGGAGTAGGCCACAAGAACCTTCTTTCCCAGGTCAACGTCGAGCAGTTCGGCGCACTCTATAAAATCAACTACGAGATCCGCTACTCCAAGACCGGCTGGTCCAATAAGGTTTATACGAACATCTGATGAGCATCCAACCAGGAGTCGGGCTTTCGTTCAGCGCGTCGAGCAGCGGGACGACCTTGGACATCAATCAGGTCTGGACGCCCTTGGTCGGAGATACGCCCTCGAACGTCATCCCAGACGGCGGTGGCGAGGTTGAAATCCCCACGGGCACGAACACGGCAATCTTCTCCAAGATGCGGGTCATCTGCCGGACCGCCGACAACTCCTTCCTCAGTTGCCTCCGCGAGTATAACTTGGTCGGGATGGCGGTCTACCCCACCGGGTCCAAGACGGCTGCGGTCACGGCAGACAACGACCTCATCGACCAAGGGGCGACCTTCACGCTTGTCCCTCCTGTCGCTCCCGCCACGACCAAGGAGTACGTCTTCAGCGTCATCCTCAACCACTACAACATCGCCAGCGGCACCCTCTTGGCTGGCGTCCCTTACGCGGCCTTGATGGAGGTCGGCGGAGATGCATACACCAAGACCACCCCTTGGCTCGGAGAAGGGGACTGCGATCGCCAGACTTGGACCAACGCCTTCGAGTACGCCCCGGTGTCCATTAGCATCCCCGACCCTCCCTACGAAATCAACGGCAACCTCGAAATCGACCAAGTCAACAAGCTGAAGAACTACAACTGCCAGCGGCTCCGCGTCGCCACCATCTCCTGGAACAACGCGACCACCTCTTGGGTCGTCACGCAGCACCTCGTCGGCCCAATCACCATCCCCTTCAATATCTTCTACGAAGGCCCCTATCGCTGGGAAGATGACGGCTTCACGCCTCCCTCATGGTGGACGACCCCCGACTACGAGACCGAGCAAATCGCTTGGGAAGGCAACTACACCGGGTCGACCAAGTGGTCGGGCGGGGCCAACCCTACGGAAAGCATCACCATCTGACGCCCCCCTTCCAATCCCGCCAACATTAAGACGCCATGACCTGCTCGACCACCGTCACCTTCAAGCGCGGCACGACCTTTGCGGGCACCGTGACCTACACCCCCCAAGCGGGCGGTCCCGCCAACCTGCTGACGACGACCATCACCTCGAGCATCATCGACTCGGACGACAACACCTACCCCTGCACGATCACCGTTGCCGGCGACGGCCTGTCCTTCGTGGCCTCGGTTCCCGACACGACCAAGTGGACGCTCGGCAATGCCCGCTGGGACATCAAGTTCGCCTACTCGACGACCATCTTCTACTCGGAGACGATGCGTCTGAACGTCATCGACCAAGTCACCGACTAATCCCCGATGCCCATCTCCATCTCGTCTGAAGTCCTGGGGACGCTCTCGGTGACGATTGCCGAGACCACGGGCACCCTGTCGGTTTCCGTCCTCGCCACGGCCCCCGCGGTACTGTCCGCCGAACTCGGCACCCCCGGCCCTGCGGCGACCATCGCCATCGGCACGGTGACGGCTCTCGCCCCTGACGCGACTCCCACGGTCACGAACAGCGGGACGAACCTCAACGCCGTCCTTGACTTCGGCTTCCCTTCAGGCTCGACGACCCAAGTGCGGGCACAGGTCCGCAACGAGACGGGGGCGACCCTAGCCAAGGGGACTGTCGTCTACATCAACGGCGGTGCCGGCAACAAGGTCACGGTCACGAAGGCCATCGCCACGGGCGACGCGACCTCCGCCCAGACCTTCGGCATCGTGATCACGGACATCACGAACAACCAGAACGGCTACGTCTGCGTCCTCGGATTGGTCGAGAACCTCAACACCTCGGCCTACACGGAAGGCCAGCAACTCTACCTCAGCCCGACCACGGCGGGTGCCTGGACGACCACGAAGCCATCGGCGCCGAACCACATGGTCTACATCGGCATCGTCGAGCGAGTCCACGTCAACCAAGGGACCGTCCTCGTCCGCATTCAAAACGGCTACGAGCTGGAGGAACTGCACAACGTCGCCATCGCTTCGGTGGCTAACGGCGACCTGCTCGTCTACGAGTCCGCAACCTCCCTCTGGAAGAACAAGTCGGCGGCGACCGCTGGGCTTCTCACCGACGCCCCTTCCGACGGCTCCCCCTACGTCCGAAAGAACGGCGCGTGGGAACAACTCATCATTTCCTAAGACATGGCAATCAACCTTTACAGCAAAGCCTCGGTCGACTCGCTGCTCTCCCCGAAGCTCTCCATCTCGTCCCTGACCAACGCGGCGGCGACGACCTTGAACGCCACGGCCCCGACGACCAATCAAGTCCTGTCCTTCGACGGCACGGAACTCAAGTGGGCGACAGTCTCGGGTGGCGGTGGCGTTGCATGGGGCGCGATCACCGGAACCCTCTCCGACCAGACGGATCTCAACACGGTCTTGAACCTCAAGGCCCCCCTCGCCTCCCCGACCTTCACGGGAACTCCCAGTCTCCCGACTGGCACGATTGCCGTCACCCAAACGGCGGGCAACTCGACGACGGCCCTCGCCACCACGGCCTTCGTGACGACCGCCGACAACCTCAAGGCGAACATCGCCTCCCCGACCTTCACGGGCAACCCGACCGCACCCACCCCTGCGACTGCCGACAACGACACCAGCATCGCGACCACGGCCTTCGTCAAGGCCCAAGGCTACGCCCCTCTCGCCTCTCCGACCTTCACGGGCAACCCGACGGCGCCTACTCCTGCGACTTCGGACAACGACACGTCCATCTCCACCACGGCCTTCGTCAAGGCACAAGGGTATCTCACCTCGTCCGCAGCGGCCTCGACCTATTACCCGCTGACGAACCCCAGCAACTTCGTCATCCCCAACGGCACGACCTCCATCAATGTCACGGGCGGCACCGTTCGATCGATTGATGGTTCGGACAACTTCACTTCCCTGGACGGCTCGGCCCTCAACTTCGGCAACCTTGGAACGGGTGTAAGTGGTCTATCGGTGACTGGTACTGGCATCACCTTCAGCGACTCGACCATTCAGCAGACGGCCTTCAACCCCGACCGAGCCATGGCGGACGCCATCGCCAACATCATCTACACGCAGTCCTCCGGCTCGACGGGCGACATCTGCTTCTCCAACGTCCCTCAGTTCATCTCGAACCTCACGACCAGCTGGGGCATCGTGGACAACTCGGCGACCTACGAAAACTGCACGGGCTTCAGCGGCGCGACCTATAGCCTTTCCGGCTCCGTCGGCTCCGGCCCCTACAAGGTCCGCGTGAACGGCATCGACTCATCCTTCACCATCTAATGACCACCCAAGGCACACACCCCTCCGACCGCTTCGTCGGCTATGTCGTCGGCAAGAAGGCTTTCGTCCAGGCTGTTCGCAAGGGCGACCGCTTCATCTACTTCGTCCCCGTTGACTTCGCCGTCACCCGCGAAGAACTCGTCGCCAAGTATGCGGCCCTCGGTCTGACCATCTCCTAACCCAACCATGCTCTCCCTCATCCTTTTCGTCACGGGCCTCCTCATCGGCCTAGTCGCCGGCCTGCTCATCTACCGCAAGCACATCGAGAAACTCAAGGCCGCGGAAGCCAAGGGCAAGACCATCGTCGACGCGCTGAAGGGTCGCTGACCCCAAGGGCTGACCATCATGCGTCCGCTTTTGGTCATCTCTTTACTCCTGGGTGGATGTGCCACGACTCCGCCGCCCGTCCTTGAACCCGTGCCCGAGCAAGGGACGCTGGACGTGGTCGGAAAGAAGGAGGACAAGTTGGAGTCGCGTACCTCCGCCGCCGTTGCCGTAGCCAAGGCCAACGCCGAGAAGCCCGAGGTCGTCCGCTCCGAGTTATCCGTAGCTGAAGCAGGGCTTCCTCCCCCTTCCGCTTCCGACCTACTCTTCGCCCAAGCCCGGGCAGCCAAGCAAGACCCCAAGGCCTACGAGGTCAGCGTAGCCTCCGCCGCCAAAGCCAAGGCCGACATCGACGCCATGTGGCACAAGCTCGAGTCCGAGCAAAAGGCCAACGCCGAGGTCATGTCCAAGATGGTCGGCGAAATCGACACGTTGAAGAAACAGGTCGACGAGGCGAAGAAGGAGGGTCAGCGCAACCTCTACGCCATGGTCGCCGCGGGGATGATGGTCCTCGGAGGTTTCGCCATCGCCTTCGGTCGCGTCATGATCGGGGCGGGTCTACTCGTCTCGGGCGTCTGCATCGGTGCCGTCCCCTTCCTCCTCGACTCCGCTTGGTTCCTGCCGTCCGTGGGCGGCGTCTTCTTCCTTGGTCTGCTCATCGCCGGCTGGCACCTCTACAGCGGACACCTCAAAACCCATGGCCCTCAAGAAGAAGATAAAAATCAAGGAGGCTAAGATGCACGGGCATCTCCTGGGCCAAGCCATCAAGGAGGGGGATGACTATACCATCCTCATCTCCAAGAAGCACAAGACCGAGAAGTCCCGCCTCAACACCGTCGTCCATGAGGCCCTCCATGTCGGCGACTTTGAACTGACGGAAGCCGAGGTCCGCCGTCTCACCTCCGTAGTCACCGAAGTCCTCTGGCGGGAGAATTACCGACGCACCTGCATATGAGTCCGCCCCCTGCCCCAGTCGACAACGAGGCGACCCAAGCCATCGTCAAGGACGGGCTGGTGGCTTCCATCCTCGGGGGCCTTGCGATGACGGCCCGCTTGCTCCTCTCCACGGAACCCGTCTCCCCGGGCTGGGTGTTCCGACGCATCACGGCTGCGGCGATCACGGCGGCCCTTGTCGGCTACGGCATCCAAGACCACATCGCCTCCCCTGGACTACGCATGGCGGCAGTCGGCGCCGCTGGGTACGCCGCCCCCGAGGTCATGGACTACGTCCTCAAGTACATCAAGGCCCGCGGCGAGGCCGAGGTCGCCAAGGTCACGAAGAAACCCAATGGCAAAAAGAAACCCGCCAAGCGAAGGAAGTGAGTCGAACATGATGTGGGCGACGGTGGCCCTGCTCATCTGCTCGGCGGTCGGGGCCATGAGCGTGGCCTACATCTCGGACTATATCCTCAGCTCTTTCCAAGACACGACCGCGATGGTCATGCTGATCACGGACGCCGGCACGAAGAGCGACGACGCGAACCTTGAGCGCCAACTAACCTCGGCGACCCTCGGCCTGAAAGCCTGCCGCGACCTTGGGTGGGCCTTGTCGGTCGGGTGCGTTGGGGTGGGGGTGGCGGTCTTCCTACGCTTCCGCCGTCAAAACGCCTCCTAGAGCAAGGCAGAGGGGTCAAATGGGGTAGTCCGTAGGCCGTCAAGGGTGGCGTCTTAGGGGCGGGATAGGGGGTTAACGCGTCACCTATGGCGTCTTTATAATGGCTTTAGAAGTAGGGCTTGACTGTTGAACCTAAAGGTCTCACAAACCAACCCGCACCAACAACCCATGAAACTCCTCCTCGCCCTCCTCGCTGGTCTTGCCTTGACCGCCTACATCCTCGCCCTCGCCGACGGCCCCAGCCTCGTCGACATCATCAACAAGTTCTAATCTCCCAACCCAACAAGCCATGAAACCCAAACTCATCCAGATCACGGACGCCGAACGCGTTGAAACCGCCAAGGCCGTCATCATCGACCAGCGCAAGAAGAACCAGACCCGTGCCTCCTACGAGCTGTACGGCATCCTGTACTCCAACAACCGCCTCGTCGTCGAGCGCGTCAACTACGCCCCTGTCGCCGCCGACTTCGCCGCCGTGGTCACGAAGGCCAACATCGCCGGCTACCTCAAGGTCTACGACATGGTCGCCGAGTTCCGCGGGGCTTGGAAGTCCGACGACGAAGCCAAGGTCATCGCCTACGAACTCCAGCCCAACGCCTAATCCCATGCCTGACCCCCTCGCCCACCTCGCCGACATGACGGCCTCACCGTCCCATGTCATCCGCGGCCTCTCCTACCAAATCGCCTACGCTCGGGACCGCGTCCTGCAAGGCGACTGGACGGAGAAGTTCGCCCGTGAACGCATCGTCCTTTGCGGCGCCATCGCCGAGGAGAACCTCCAGCAACTGCACGGGTGCAAACTCGTCAGCATCTACGCCAACCTCACGACCGGCTGTCGTGCCTTGCTGACTTGGTCCTATGTGGATCGCAACGGCGAGACGTTCGGCGGCTCGGTTCACCCGACCATCGACGGACGATGAGAACCCTAGCCCTCCTCCTCGCGGCGTCCACCCTCCACGCCGTCACCCCTGGACAAGTCGAGGCCATCATCTTTGTCGAGTCCTCCGGCAACCCCAAGGCCATCGGGCGACTCGGTGAGCGTGGCCTCTGTCAGTTCTTCCCTGCTGCGTGGGCCGATACGACCCGCTGGCGTGCCCGCCACGGCCTTCCGACCTACGGCTACTACTCATGGGCCTTGGACGAAGGCGTGGGCCGTGAATACGCCACCTCTTGGCTGACCCTCAACGAGGAACGGCTGACGGCACGGCTCGGACGGAAGCCCACGATCGGCGAAGTCTACGCCGCCCATCAACTCGGCTTCGGTGGCTTTGCTTCTAAAGGGTTTGACCTCCGCCGTTGCCCGACCATCACTCGGGTCGTCGTGGCTCGTCTTGAGCGCGACCCCAGAACCAAATGACCAAGCCAACAATCGTCGCCGTGGACCCGGGAGTCAATGGAGGCATCGCCGTCTTCACTCCGTCCGAAGGCACCATCGAACTGCACAAGATGCCCGGCACCGACTGGGATGTCGTGCAACTGCTCAAGGACATCAACTCCAACGCGGGGGCGGTCGTCCTCTATCTCGAGGAACCTCCGCTCTTCGCCGGCAAAGGCATCCCTGGCTCAGCCATCGGGAAACTGATGTGGAACACGGGCGTCCTCTATGGTTGCGCCGTCGCCCATGCGTGGGAGGTCCACCGCATCCGTCCCGCGATCTGGATGAAGGCCCACCCCGTCGGCACGAAAGGCGACCTCACGACCACGGCTTGGAAAAACAAGCTGAAGGCCCGGGCCTCCGAACTCTTCCCCAACGAGGCCGTCACGCTTTGGAACGCCGACGCCCTCCTCATCCTTGACGCCGCCCGACGCGGTGCCATCAACTGACCCCCTTTCCCATGTCCCAAAAGAAACTTCCCAAGTCCATCCCCGAAACCGCCCCGACCGCCACCTACCGCGAACTTGCCGGGTCGTCCTACATCGTCCTCGCCGACGGCACGGTCGCCCGCAAACTCAAGCCCCGTCCCGCCGGCAATACCCGCTATTGGTTCCTGTCCCACGAAGGACGGCTCCGATGCATCAGCCAGAAGACGGTCGACGAGATGGTCTCTTTCCCCTAATCCCAACCAACCAACAACCCACAACAAGCCATGAGCAAAGAAAAGTCCCAACCCCTGGAGCAATCCAACCCCTACGCTGACGTCATCGCGGCCCTCGCCAAGATGGACAACGTCGGGGCCAACCGCATCAACCCCGCCTTCAAGGCCCGCTACGTCTCGCTGGACGCGTTGCTCGACGCCGTGAAGCCCGTCCTCGCGGAGCATAACCTTGCGCTGATCCAGACGCTCGAGACCGAGGAAGGCAAGGTCGGCGTCTCGACCTCCCTGCTGCACACCTCCGGTCATCTCTTCAGCTTCGGCAAACTGATGGTCAAGGCCGAGGGTCTGACCGCTCAGCAGGTCGGTGGTGCCATCACCTACATCCGCCGCCAGTCCATTCAGACGGCTTGCGGCATCTCCGTAGACTTGGACGACGACGGGCATCAAGCCTCCGCCCCCAAGCCCCAAGCGCCGAAGGTGTTCATGGGTGAACTCAAGTTTGAGAAGGCCGCCGTTGAAATCCTCGTGTCCAAGGGTTGGCTCAAGACCGGGCAAGCCCTCCGCGACCTGTCG